GATACCCCTGCTGTTAGAATGGGTGTAGCAACCGATGCAGGTGAAGTTACAAACTCTACTACACCATCACATTTCGGTTTTGATTATCCAGTATATCTACAAAATGATACTGAATATGCTCTTGTTGTAGAAACAGACTCTACTGATTATGAATTATGGGTTTCTAGATTATCTGAAGTTGATATTGCTACAAGTACGGTCATCACCACTCAACCATCTCTAGGTTCGGTATACCGTTCCCAGAATACCGAAAGTTGGACTGAAGATAATTTTGAAGATCTTAAGTTTAAATTATATCGTGCAGAATTTGATATTGACAGACCAGCTGAATTGGTTCTTAAAAATGAAAGTGTTGGTTATGAACTTTTAGATATAAATCCATTAGAAACTAATGCAAGTTCTTCTTCTGCTTCACAATCAAAATTATTTAAAAATAATAATGCAATATTGAAAGTTAATCATAGAGATCATGGATTTGAAGATAGTGGAAAATCTTATGTGTTCTATAGAACTGCTACAGCAACAGGTGGTATTACTGCATCTACTATTAACAGTAATCTATTCCAAGTAAGCAACTCTGGTGTTGACACTTATAATATCAATTCTCCATCTGCTGCAGCTGGAAACTCTGTTGGTGGTGGAAGTATGGTATATGCAAGTCACAATAGAAAATTTGAAACTTTATATCCTCAAATACATTATCTAACATTTACTGGAACAGTATTAGATACCAGTGTTAAAACTACAAATGTAGTTCCAGTAGATTCTACTACAACTAACTTCACTTCATACTCACAAACTGAATATGAAAAAACATTCTTAAATGAACCACATTACTTTACAAATCAGAAGATAGTTGCTTCTGATATCAATGAAACTCTTAATACACTTTCTGGTTCATTGATGTATAAGATGTCTATATCATCTACTTCGTCTCATTTGAGTCCAATTATTGATCTTTCAAGTGCAACTGTTAAAACAGTTACTAATAGAATAGAGAAACCAGTTGGTACTGAAAATAGATTTGGTAGAAGAGATCAAATTATTGAATTCTATCCAGTATATCAATTCCAACTTGCTGGAAATGGTGGAACTGAGATACAAGCTGATCAAACTATAGTAGGAAAAACATCTAAGACTACAGGAACAATTGCTAGAGTTAATGGTAGTGTTGTTTATGTAAGAGTTAAGACTTCTCAATTCTTCCAAAAAGGAGAGACAGTTGATTTAGGAAATCAAACAGATTTATCTTCTGTTACTGTTGACTCCAATCCAATACAAGTCTTTACACAAATCAGTGATGCTTCTACTGTAGTAGCACGTAATCCATCTATTATTCTTGAAACTTATGATAATATTATCACTGGTAAGACAACTATATGGAATAGTCAAACTCAAGAATTAACTTTAAGAGTTGATACTAAACCTATTAATGATAACTATACAGATGCCATTAATACAAATGTACTATACAATAGAAATGCAGTTACTGGTGATCAAATTACTGATATCTTCCGTGTAGGTGACTTTGCTAAGTATCCTAATCAACCAGATGAAGAAGCTAGTTATTTGGAAGTTGGTAAGATAACTTATACAGATGGTATTGATTACGTAAGAGAAGATACATCTAAGAATGGTTCTGCTATTGCTAAGTATGTAACTAAAGAAGTTGTAATTAACAATCCAGCAACATCTATAGATGTTCATCTTACTGCTGCTGTTAAAGATGTAGCAGATATACAGGTTCTTTATAAGTTAAAGAAAGCATCTAGTCAAGAGAACTTTGAAGATTTAGATTGGACATTCTTTAATGAAACTGGATTACCAGATGTTTTAGAATTAGCAACTACTGAAAATAGTATTTCTAGTGTTGTAGAGAAACAATCTGCATATCAAGATCTTAAATATAGTGTTTCTGATCTAGAAGAATTTAGTTCATTTGCTGTTAAAGTTGTAATGACTAGTGTAGATCCCGCATTCGTTCCTAAAGTTCAGGATATCAGAGCTGTAGCATCTTTCTAGGTCCGCACATGGGTTATTTGAAAGTACAAGGACATGATGGTCTTGTAAGAGACCAAAACACTGGTGCCATCATCAATTTGGATGATTCTGCTATACAGGCAAGACGTAAGTCTAAGCACCTAGGTTCCGCATTGGACGACATAAATATGTTGAAGAATGAAGTCTCTGAAATCAAGTCCTTGCTTAGGGAGTTAATAAAAAATGCCAGCAATAGCAGTACAAAGAACTGACACTTTTGAGTCACAAAGGGTCAAAATTAATCAGATAGGTCAACAAATCTTCAGTATTACTGAAGGTGGATCTGATTTATCAACAGGAAATTTAAAATTAGGTGATGGAACTATCCAAGCTCCATCTCTTGCTTTTGATAATGACAATCTTTTAGGTCTTTATAGACCATCGTCTGGCATACTTGGTTTTGTTAGCTCTGGAAAAAGAGTACAAAATCTTTCCAATCTTAAAGTAGAAGTTCTTCAAGATTTTCAATTAACTCAAAATAGACTTCAAACTTCTGGTATATCAATATTAAATCCAGGTTCTGGATACGAACCAGGTGATTATACTGGTATTCCTATTACAGGAGGTTCTGGTAGAAGTGCTGAAGCTGCCATATCTATTACTCCATACAATTTTACAGTAACTAATCTTGGTTCTGGATATAATCCAGGAACATTTACTCAAATTAGGTTACAAGGTGGTAATGGTAGTGCAGCAGATATAGGTTTTGATGTTAATGGTTTATCTAATGGTACTCTTACTGCAGGAAGTGGTTACGTAGTTTCTCAAACTTTTCCTAATGTATCATTGACCACTGTTAGTGGTAGTGGATCTGGTGCTATAGCAGATATTATTACCGATGCTAATGGTGCTGTTATTGAGGTTGTATTTACTGATGAAGGTAGTGGTTATGTAAATGGTGATACTTTAAGTGCTAATGCTAACTTTGATGGAGTTGGTTCTGGTGCTGGATTCTTATGGACTTTAACTTCAGATCCAGGTATTATAACAAATATAGCATTAACTCAGTATGGTAATGGATTTCAAGCTGGAGATGTTTTAACACTTCCACAAACACAAACAGGTATAACTACAACTCTTAGAGGTTCTGTAACTGGTTTAGCAGCTACATTAGCTCTTGCAAATCAAGTTACACTTAGTAGCACTGCAGGTATAGTTGCAGGTATGCAAGTTTCACAACAAGCTGGTGACACTGGACAACTTGCTGCTGAAACAACTGTTGCGTCTGTAGACAATGCAACTCAAATTACATTATCAGCAACCCCAACAGTTGCTGGTGCTGCAACCTTAGATTTCTTATCTGTTGGACAATTAAATGAATTTGAGGTTGCTGATTCTAGTATTATATTTGTTGGTGATACAGTTACACAAACTTCTGGTAATGGTGTACTAGGAACAGGATTAACTGTAACTGCTTCTGCTAATAACATAATTCAACTATCTGCATCACCAACTACAGCAGGTTCTGCAACATTATCTTTTACACCAGCATTTGGTGATCCAGCAGATGACTTTGCATTAACTATTGGTAACTTAGGTGTTGTTGATAGTGTTCAAATACAAGAAGGTGGTACTGGATATGAAGAAGGAAATACTTTATCAGTAGATCCAGAAGATTTAGTACAACCTATTCAATACAGTGTAATTAAGAAGACTTTATTTGAAGTAACATTTACTACAACTGTTCCTTCAAGTTGGGGAGCTGCAGGAGATACTATACAAACAGTACCAGAAGGTGGTGCTGCAATTATATTTGATATTGTAAAGGTTGAGACTTCTGGTGGAAATATTGATAAAATAATCTTAGATAATGCACAAGGTTCTATTGCAGTAGGTGATATTTTAGAAAATGCTGCAACTACACAAATTGAAGTAGCAACTGTTGGTTCTCCATTTGATAGATTCTTTATTAATACTGGGTCTGCTCTAGAAATGACACCAGATTTGACATTGTATGCTGGATCAACATACGAATTTGATGTTTCAGATACTTCTATGTCAACTGAGACTTTTGCCTTTACTCAGTATAGAGATGGTAAATATTCTCCTAGTTTAGTTGAAAATCTTTCTGCAACTCTTGATGTAGCTTCAAATCAAGTAAGTGTAACTAATGCTACAGGAATCCTAGTAGGTATGATAATTACTGCTACTGGTGGAACAGGAACACTAGTAACAGGAACAACGGTAACTAATGTAGTTGGTAACACTATAACTTTAAGTAGAAATCCATTAGCATCTGGATCTACTACTTTGTCATTTGCAGGTGTTGAATATAACACTGGAGTTACTAGAACTGCTAATGCGTTAACTATTAAAGTTAGTGCTGATACTCCTAGTCTTTACTACTATTCACGTGAGAATGTAGACCTTGGTGGACCTGATAACCAAGAAGCAACAATCACTATAGATTTAAACAACCCTGTAACTTTTGGTTCTGGATTGAGTATATCTGTAGTTTTAATTGATACCTTTGCTGGTATAACTGGTAATATTTTAACTGGAGCATTTACCGCAGTTGGAGTTACTGCAACTGATGGTGTTTTTGATAATATGTCAGTACAATCTGTACTGACTGCTAACAACATTGCTAGTACAAATATTTCTGCTGACTCTATAACTTCAGTATCACCAAACCTTGCTCTTAATGCTACAAATATAAATCTTAATTTATCTGGAACAGTTGATGTAGGACCAGGTAAATTTTCTATTGATGGAAGTAATGGTAACGTAACAGCACAAGGTATTATAAAAAGTTCTGACTCATTAAATGTTAATGACAAACTAACCATAACTAATGCTGTTATTGCAAGTGGTGCCTCAACAGATATTGAATTGACACCATCAGTTGGTCAGGATGTAAAAATAAATTCTACAAAATCTCTAATAATTCCTGTAGGAACCGATCTTGAAAGACCTGCAAGTCCAGTAGCTGGTGCTATTAGATTTAACTCATCTACAAGTCAGTATGAAGGTTATGCTTCTTCTACATCTTCTTGGTCATCTCTTGGAGGAGTTAGAGACTTAGATGGTAATACTTACATTCTTGCAGAGGAAACAGTTGGTGCAAATGATAATACATTATATTTCTATAATGATTCTCAAAACACTATAAGAGTTACACCTTTCCATCAAGAATTTGTAAATGTAAAGAAAGTAAGATCTGTAAACGTAACTGCTCCAGCATATACTAATTGGAATCCTAATAGTCCAGTAGCTACAGATGATTATGTAAAATATCTCAACAACTTATTCCTTATTGTTTCAGGAGGTCAAACTGGAACTGATGCTAACCCTCCTACAGATACTACTGGTAGTGACTTTACAAATGGAACAGCAACTTTAAGATATTTTACTACAGCAGTTGCTCCACTAACTTTTGAAGAGATTGAAGAATTTAGAATAGCACCATTAGGTGGAACTGATTTATCAATCAATGGTGATTTAAGACTTAAAGATAATATTATCACAACTGATGTTAATGACTTAAGTCTATCTCCTCTTCCAGGAAAGAAAGTTGTATGTGATATTAAAACCACTTTGGTAGTTCCAGTTGGTACTACTGCAGAGAGAGGATCACCTTCTCAAGGTTCTGTTAGATTTAACACAACCGATAGTTTATTTGAAGGTTATGATGGAGTTAACTGGGGTTCTCTTGGTGGAGTTAAAGATGTAGATCAGAATACATATATTATTCCTGAAACTTCACCTGGTGCAAATGAAAATATTTTATATTTCTATAATGATGGAAATAACACAGTAAGACTTACTACAACACAATTAGAGTTTGATACTGTTGATACTATAGTTTCTACAACTACAGATGAACTTGAAATAACTGCATCATTAATGACATTTGATTCAGCTGCTACAACCCTTGATAATACTTTAGCAGATACTACATTCTTACATTCTGCAAAACAATACTTTGATATTGGATTATCTTCTGGTTTATATGTTGAACCAGTATTAAGATTAGACAATCAAGGTGATGTTTACTTTAATACTACATTTGGTACTGGAGCATATAATGGTGTTAAAGTATTTGATGGCGATCTTAAAGAATTTGAACTTGCTGATACTAAAATTTTAACAGATAAGTTTAATCTTGTTAAAGGAACAAATAATGTTGGTACATCAGTTATATACAATAACAATAGTGCTGTTGGTGCTAAGACAATTGTTTGTGCAGAGAACCCAACTACAGGAGATAGTGAATTTATTGAATTTGGACTCTTGGATGATGGTACGGATGTGTGGCATACAGAATATGGTAATGTAAGAACAGGAGCACAATTGATTGTTCCTACATTTGATTTATCTGGAACCAATGATATTCGTATAACTATTACATTAGGAGATGCAGTTGGGGTAACCCAAACTGTTAAAGTTACAATTACCAACAACATTACTAAGAAGTAAAATGCCTAGAATACTACAAAAACTTGATTCCACTGGTGGATTTTCTATTGACAAAACAATTGTTGTAGATGAACTAAGGAATGCAAAAGATCTTAACAGTTTAGAAGTTAAGAACAGACATTATTCAGATAGTAAAATATCTCAGTATATTTTAAGAGGTATTAATACAGCTGTATTGCAGTTAGATGATGTTGGTACTCAGATTGCTCTTGACAGTAATACTATAAATTTTGTCACTGGAAACATCATTGCAGTTAATCCATTAGGTACTGTTTATGCAGGTAAAATAGAAAGTTCCGTGTTGTGTGATGGAAATGGAGCAACTAGTGTACTTGCCTCAATGATTACTACAATTAAAGATGATATTCCAGCAGGTCAAACATGGGCAATAGTACCATTAGGATCTTCAAATCGTTTTAGTTATTCTACCACAAGAGCTGGAACAACAAATGTCATTAAATGGATTGTTTCTACTCAAGTTATCAGTATTGCGTGGGCTTAGTGCTAAATATAACTGAGGAATAATTAGGCGGGCTAGTAAGCACCATGAGTTTTAATATTAATTCTGATAAGGAATTCGTTAGGGGCGGTAAACCAACGTTAATTGGTGACCAAGAACTTACAATTAGAGCAGGAACTGGATCTGCTGAGAAGGAAATACTCCGAACTCAGTTAGATGAAGCGACTGACTTACCTCGTGTCGGTATTAATAGAACTGGTGAAAGAGTAAACGTTATAACAATAACGTCTGGTGGTTCTGGTTATACAACTCCTCCTTCCGTCAATATTACTGCTCCTGATGTATCAGGTGGTATACAAGCATTAGCATCCGCATTTATCTTCAACGGTCAAGTAGTAAACATTGCTGTTAATAATCCAGGTTCTGGATATACTACTGCACCAACTGTATCTATTTCTGGTGGAAATGGTGGTGGTGCAACTGCAACTGCTGAACTTGATACCGTTGATTATGAACTTGATATTAATGGTGCGATTAGAACTTCAACTTCTATCATCTCTGATACTGCGAGAATCCTCAACCTTGATATTGATAACTTTATTACTCCTGATGCTAATTTTAGAGCCCCAAATTTAAAAACATTTGCAAATAATACTGGTACTCCATGGGCTTCTAATGTTATTATTCAGAAAGATAGCTACAGATGGTTTGGTGCTAACATATATCAAGCATTAAACACTGCACAAACTGGATCTTCTGCACCTGTACACGTTGATGGTATTGAATTAAACGGTGAAGTTCAGTTTAAACATATTGGTTTTCGTGCAAATGATGCCTCAGAATTTGGATACAATACTACTGGAGAAGCAGGTATATATCCACGTTCTATAACACCTCTATTAGGCGATAGAACAGACAAAATTGCAACTACAGAATACGTTCTTAATCTAGCAACGAATGACGTTGGTGGACGTATTTACGTTTCAGCACAGATTGGTTCCGACCTCAACGATGGTAGATCTGCTGTAAACCCAGTTAGAAGTATTAAGAAAGCAGCACAATTAGCATGGGAAACTCCTGGAGTTAAAGAAACTATTATTGTTTCTGGTGGTGATTACGTAGAAGATAACCCAATTTCATTACCACCTGATGCATCAATCGTTGGTGACAACTTACGTTTGGTAATCATAAGACCAGGTAATCCTGGCAAACACATGGTTAAGTTTGGTGATAAGAACTATGTGATTGGTGTTACTTATCGTGACCAAGTTGACTCAGTTGGTGATGCTGTTGCTACTTGGGATTATGCGATGGTATTTGATGACAAGCAAAAAGTTGTCATTGATGCTGAAGCTAATGGAGATGTTGGTGTTAAATTCCCAGTTGGTCACCAAGTTCTTGGACCAGATCAATTCAGAGTAAATTTCCAAGAGAATACTGGTGGAGCTGCTCTTCAGGTTGGATTAGAAGTTGTTGGTGTTAACACTGGTTCACGAGCAAAACTTATTGATGTGAACTTCACCACCACAACTGGTGCTGATGCATATCTTACAGGTAAATTAGATGTTACTCTAACAAGTGGTTCTTTCCTAGAAGGTGAGCGTTTTAACTATCTTGTTAGTGGAACAGTAGGTAATCCTATTGCTCTCAATATAACTCAAACAGATGGAGCTAATAAGTTCAGAGTAGATTCCGATCCTGATTCTCTTATTCCTCCAGGAACATACATTCATTTGAATGATACTGATAATAGTACAATAACTACACCTGGTTTTTATCAAGTAAAAGAAATTAACGATGATTTTGAAATTTCTGATGGTTATTGGATAATTGAAGTTGTACCTATTCTTAATGCTAAAACATGGGATAATGCAGTAGTAGAATCTATAAGCATAAGTGGTGCAAATATTGTTGAGGAAAGTGTTGATACAACAAGTCTTAAATCAATTAGAGCAGAAGGTGAAGTTGTAGAAGTAGAAGATGATTTTGATACATCATTTCCTATACAAAGAATAGATTTCTCTCTTCAAGGAGATGCAAGTATTACAACTGGTGGATTCCAAGAAGCTCAATTTGGTACGTCTGAAGATAGTGGTGGTATTATCTTCTATACTAATGAATTGGTTGGTAGAAGTAATATTCATAATTTTAGAGAAGGTCAAGAAGTTCTTATTGAAGGTCTTCCAACACAAGCACCAGATTTATCAGCTCTTAATGGTAAGCAAAGAATTTATAAAATTTTAGAAGATGCTGATGGTCGTTCTAGAAGATTTGTAATACCTAAAAAATTCCCTGCAATTACTGATGCTAATTTTGATCCAGGTCAATTTGCTACTGTTAAGTCATATTCTAAAGTAGTTACATTATCACTACTAAACTCTCCAAACAAGTTTCCATTATCAGTACCAGTAAGTAGAAGATTCCAAGACGCATGTGTTTTATTACGTAATAACAGAGAGTTTATTGCTGATGAAGTTTTAGGAAGAATTAATGAGGAATTTAAGAGTGATTACTTCCGTGTATGGGATGTATCAGCAAATGATTTTAAAATTTACTTAGGTACTAATGATCATGTTAATACCTATGTTAGTGGTGGTACAGTTACATTTGGTGGTTCAACTTTCAACGTTACTGATTTCATATATGATTACTCTGTTACTGGTGTTGCAACTGTAACAACATCAGCACCAGTTACTGGTCTTCAAGAAGACAGTATGGTTCAGTTAGCTGATATTCTTATACAGTGTGCTTCTGGAACAAAGGCATATCCTGCATATAGTGCTCCTACTAGTGGTGGTAATACAAGTGATGATGGAGATAACCAATGTAAGCAAGACGTTATTCATTTCATCAATGCTCTTGTAAGAGACTTAGAATTTGGAACAAACCATAACATTATTGATGGTTCTAAAAAATACATTATTGATGAGAAGATTGAATATATTGAAGATGAAATAGTTCAAAACGTTCGTGCTATTGAATATACACGTCAGTTATGTATCCTTGCAATGAGGAATTGGAGAACTGGAAATGGAACTACAGGAGATCCAGTTTATACTCCAAGGTATTCTTCAGTAACCAGATATTTTGATACTACAATTATCAATACAACTGCTGGAAACCCTGTCTGTGCTGATGTAAGAGACGCTATTAATACATTATCATACTTATGGGTTGATGTAATAACAAACGAAGTTGATACAGCATATATTGATGGTGGTTATTTAATTGCAAGAAACGCAGATCTTATTGCTGACCAAGCATATCAAGATACTAAATCAGCGTTCCCTAGTCTAGGACACAATAATATTGAAGAGAGAAAATGTCCTAGAGATATAAAATATACTCTTAAACAGTTACTTAGAGACTTAGTTATTGGTGGAAACCATGGTATTGTTTCTGCTGCAGAAAGTTATTACAGTGGAAATGCGTTAACTGGAGTTCCAGTTTCAGAAATACCTGCAGTTACATATGCATATCAAAGAGCAAAGACATATGCTATTGCTGCATCACGTAACTGGACTAATGGTTCGTATGTAGAGACTACACCAACAGGAGCAATATACGATGCTGCAACTGGTGCTATGGATATTATTATCCCAGATCCTCTTGTAATGCCTACAACTGGTGATAGGATTGCATTCAAAGAAGGTTCTCTAACATTCAGCTGTAACTATGGTAGTGGTGGTAATGATTCATATCCAAGAGAATCAGATCCATTCTTTGGTAAGTCAATTCAAATTACTAATGTTCAATCTTCTGCTGGAGCAACAACAATTACTTGTAATGTAGGTGCTGCTGGAGTTGTGTACCTAAGATTTCCTACAGCTTGTAAACCTGCGGCTATGACTATATCTCCAAGTTGTAATACCTTTGTAACTGCAGGATCATGTACGGTTGCAAAATTCATAGTCTCTGGCTGTATTTCTTTTGACTAGACTCTAGACACAACATTTATTTTACTGTATAAAACCCTAAAGAAAGAGTATGGAAAACAATTTATTTTGGTTTTGGAAAGATGCAGTTGGCACTAAGTTTTGTGACGACGTAATTAAATTTGCTAGCACATTAAAAAAAAGAAATGCATCTACTACGGGTCCAGAATCTAAAGAAGTATTTAGTGACTTTAGAAAATCTAAAGTTGTTTGGTTAAGTGAGAAATGGATATACAAAGAACTTTTAAAGTTTATTGAAATGGGTAATGAAAATTATAATTTCGAACTAACCACTGCAGAACCAATTCAATATACAAGGTACGATCCTAGTGATCACTATGATTGGCATGTAGATCAATTAGATGGGCCAAGAGAAGACGCTAGACCAGATACGAGAAAACTTTCTTTGTGTTTAAATTTAACTGATCCTAATGAGTATGAAGGTGGAGATTTTTGGATGGGTAGACCAAACCCTAATCCTGAAAATTCAAAAACATATAAATTAGATTTTATGCAAACTAGAGGTGCTGTTGTGGTTTTTCCTTCTTATGCCTTTCACAAAGTAGCCCCTGTTACTAAAGGAGTTAG